GTCGCCCCGCAAAGAAGCTGCTGGTGCTATAACAATGCCGACGCGCAATGCAACTAGCACGAATACTTGAAGATTGGATTCTTGACGAGCTTTGCCACCCTGACGGCTTTGTTAACGGCAATGCGCTGTGCCCGTTCGCTAGAAATGCGTGGTTAGGCGAAAAGGTAAAAACACTGGAGGTCGAGGGTGACCTTTGGAACACTGTGTACGAAGAGATCCGAGCATTTGACGACACGTACCAAGTCGTTGTTTGCGGGAACTACGGAGACAAATATTCGTACGAAGAGCTAGAGGCGGCGTGTTTCGCTCTAAACGGATGGTTGGCACAGACGGGTGTTGATATCTGGCTTTTGGCGTTCAAGGACAAAGGACTGAACATGATTTTTGTTCAACGCCTCACCGACCTAGACAATGCTAGTGCAAAGCTAGAGCGTCTGGATTACTATGTTAACTATGACCCCGATGATTATCATCGTCTGGTCGAAACGCGAAAACAAAGGAGAATTGAGTATGCCGGGAATGAAAAAGCCAATGCGTAAGATGCGCGGTGGAATGGGTGCAAAAAAACAAATGCGTGGTGGCGGTGCCAACATGAAGCCGATCATGGCGAAAAAAGGCAAATCCGTGCGGAAGAAGAAGTAAATGGCGACTTCTGGATCCAGAGACTTTGATCTCGACGTAGCAGAGATTATTGAAGAAGCGTATGAGCGGTGCGGGCTTGAAGTCCGCACCGGTTACGACGCGCGCACGGCTCGTCGGTCTCTGAATCTGATGTTTGCAGATTGGGCAAATCGTGGTCTGAACCTGTGGACCGTGAAGCAGGCGACGGTGAGTCTTACATCAGGCACGGCGACATACACGCTTGATGCTACACACACTGATTTGCTTGAAGTAGTTATTCGTCGAAGTGGTGTGGACTTCCAGCTAGATCGGATGTCCAGGAGTGACTATCTACACACACCAAATAAGGATCAGGCAGGGAGGCCAAGTCAGTTCTTCTTCAACAGGCAAATCTCGCCACAGGTTGTTCTTTGGCCTACTCCGGACAATTCTACTGATAGCCTTATCTACTACTATGTACGTCGTATCGAAGATGCAGACGCCTTGGTTAACACCACTGATGCACCGTTTCGGTTCTTGCCGTGTATGGTTGCCGGCCTTGCATATTACATTGCGATGAAGAAAGCGCCGGAGCGGGTACAGCTTCTGAAAGCGGTGTACGAGGAAGAGTTCCAGCGAGCAGCAGACGAGGATGAAGATCGCGTTGCACTGAAACTGCAACCGAGCATGCAGTACTTAAGGGTGAACTGATGGCGCGCTTTGCTTCGGGAAAAGACGCTTACGGAATATCTGACCGGTCTGGTTTCAGGTATCGACTGGTTGAGATGGTTACAGAATGGAATGGTTCCAAAGTAGGCAGAGATGAGTACGAAGCAAAACATCCGCAGCTACAGCCTGTTCGTGTTGGACCAGATCCACAGGCGCTACATGATCCACGTCCTGATCAACGCACAGAGGTTGCAGTCGCTCGACTCTTACCAGCTAACCCGTTTTCGTCAGCTTCTTCAGGCAGCGCGGTAATTACGGTGGTAGAGCCTTCGCATGGACGCACGAGCGGAGATACAATACGGTTCCGAAAAGTGGAGGGATTTAATGGATTCACCAAGGCGGTGGTGGAGAGCGCAAGTGGTTACACGATTACTGTCATTGATTCGAATTTGTATACCTTCACGGCTACGTCCGGCACCGCGACCACGGGTGGTGCACGAGGCGGTGGTGAAAATGCGACTGTCGGACCGGTGACGTTGGAGAAGTAAATGGCTTTCACGTACGCACAACTAAAAACAGCGATTCAGGATTACACGGAGAATACGGAAACATCCTTCGTGACGAACTTGCCTGTGTTCATTCGTGCAGCCGAGGACCGTATTTTTAAGCTGGTTGATCTGGAGATCTTCCGCAAAAACGCTACCAGTGCTCTGACGCAGAACGATCCATATCTATCCGTGCCGACGGACTATCTTGCGTCGTTTTCACTGTCGGTTACGAACAGTAGTTCGAAAGAATTTTTGCTTCAAAAGGACGTTAATTACATTCAAGAATACAACCCGAATCCGGCAACCACGGGCATTCCAAGGTATTATGCTTTTTTCGATGCCGATAATTTTGTTGTGTCGCCGACACCCGACAGTAACTATGCGGTTGAGCTTCACTATTATTACCGTCCTGCATCACTGACGGCAGGCTCGGATAGTGGTACAACGTGGCTCAGTGACAATGCGCCGAACGCCCTGCTTTACGGTTCTTTGGTTGAAGCGTATATTTACATGAAAGGTGAGCAGGACATGCTTCAGTTGTACGAGAAGCAGTTCACAGAGGCATTGGGTAGAATCAAAGATCTGGCAGAGGCCAGAGAGAACAGCGATGCGTATCGCAGAGGTCTGCCGGATCGGCCTCGCACATAAGGAGTAACGAATATGGCAACGTCTAACGCAGCAACCACCTACATGGAGCATGCATTATTGCAGTTCCTGTTTAAAAACAACACGGAGAGTTTTGCGACCCCAGGCAACAGCATTTATGTTGGCCTTGCAACCGCCGTATCTAGTATTGAAACAGGGTCTTTAACTGAAGCCACGTTTGGCAGCTATGCTAGGCAGCAGGTTCAGGCTTCCGGATGGACAGTCCCGGCAGTGGGAACAGACACTCAAACAGCAGTGAATGCTGCAAATATTGAGTTTCCAGCATCCACCGGCACAAACAACACAATCACGCATGCTTTTGTTGCAGACGCATCAAGCAGCGGAAACATCTTGTTTGTTGGCCAATTAGATGCAAGCAAGACAATCGCCACTGGCGACATCTTCCGCATCAACGCCGGTAATCTGTCGATAGAGCTAAAGTAACATGGCGCTTGTTCTTAGAGACCGCGTAAAAGAAACGACCACTACCACCGGCACTGCAACGTATTCGCTTGCGGGTGCTGTTTCTGGTTTTGAGACTTTTGGTAGCGTGGGCAACGGGAACACGACATATTACGGATGTTCTGATGGCACCGACTTTGAGGTCGGCATTGGAACCTATACTGCGTCAGGTACAACGCTAGCCAGAACAACCATACTTCAGTCGAGCAATAGTGATGCTGCTGTAAACTGGGGGTCAGGTACGAAGACTATTTTCTGCACGTTGCCAGCGGAGAAGATGTCTTTCCTTGATGCATCTGGGAACATAGTAGCAGCTAACGGCAGCAATCTGACAGCGCTGAATGCCAGCAACCTTGCTAGCGGGACGGTGGCTAACGCGAGACTGGACGCGCAGTTACAAGATGTAGCTGGCTTGGCCGTTACAAACGGTGGGTTCATCGTGGGTGATGGATCAAACTTTGTGCTTGAAACCGGTGCAACAGCCAGAACATCACTAGGGCTAGGAAGCGCAGCAACATCTAACACAACCGACTTTGACCCGGCAGGACAGGCTGTGGCGATGGCGATAGCTTTGGGGTGATACGATGGCTAATTCATTCAAACTCGTTACTGATACTGGTGTAGGCACATCTGCTGCTACGATACACACCGGCCCTTCAGCAACCGAAACAACCATCATTGGACTCACTGTTGCCAACATCGTGTCCTCACAGATTGAGGTGGATGTTCAGCTTGAAAACAATGACGGTGACAATGTGTATCTTATCAAGGCTGCACCCGTTCCTGTGGGTAGTAGCCTTGTTGTCGTTGGTGGTGAGCAGAAGGTTGTGATGAACACAAGTGACGTGTTGAAGGTTACGAGCAACACAGCAAGTTCTGCTGATGTGGCTCTGTCCATCTTGGAGATTACCTAATGGCCTATATTGGTGCTGGCATCACGCGGTTTAACACGGCTGACGAACTGACTGTCACTGGCACGTCAGAGTTTGGCGGCAATGTAAGTTTTGGTGATAACAACATTACCAACGTAGGCAGTCTTCAGATTGACAGCATTGCCGGTGATGCAGATACCAACACCAACATTACGTTTGCTGGCAGTGACGTAATTACCATGGCCACTGCCGGTTCAGAACGACTCAGACTGGACGCATCTGGGAATGTGGGCATTGCAATTACACCGCAGTCATTTTCAAAACTTCAAGTAAAAACCGCCACTGACCGTAATGTGGCAATTTTTGATAATGCAGTTGGTGCGACTATTGGTGGCCTCACTGACGCGGGTGCATCTGCATCTTTACGAATAGCTGGGGCAAACCTTATTTTTACAGGAAATGGCGGTAGTGGTGCAGAGCATATGCGCATCACATCGGCTGGCCTCGTGGGCATCGGGACCAGCAGTCCCTCGCAGAAGCTATCAATCGTTGAAAGCGGTGGTAGCGCACGGATGGAGTTGCTAAGTGGTACTAGCGGCACAAGCATCATCGACATGGGCGACACTGGTGATGCCGACATCGGGGGTATTCGCTACGAAAACACAAACAACGCAATGTTGTTCCGCGCTAATAACGATGAACGCATGCGCATCACCAGCGGCGGCTTATTGGGCATCGGGACGAGTTCTCCTGCAACTGCAACCGGTGGTGGCATTGACATTGAGAGGGGTGGCGGTGCGTCGGTAAGGCTGGACGACACAACAAATAGTGTTACAGGAGAAATGCAGTC